CACCTTCGGTGCCGCGCTGGCCGCGCAGCAACCGGGTCAGGCGGTAACGCCCCGGCGCGACGAGTTCGGCCGTGCCCGCCTGGACAATCTCCCAGAGCCCCGGACTGGTCTCCACGGCCAGCGCATTCGCCCCGCCGAAGAGGGCGAGATCGGTGACGCTTTCCAAGGTGCCAGAATAGAGATCGACCAGCAGCGCATTGCCAAGATCGAAGCGCGACACCGGCCCGGCATGGAAATCCGCCGCCAGCACGCCCATGCGTGCTCGCGTGCCAAATGTGGTCAGCAGGGAAAACCCATCCGTCGCCGCACTTCGGTAGACGGCAATCTCACCCGGCCATGGCCTGGCATGGCCCGCAATCAACGGCCGATGCGCAGGCTGATCCTCGCGCAGCTGCGGCAGGTCCATGAGTATGATCTCAGGCGCGCCAAACACTGTCGGTGTCGAGAGCGTGGTCGGGCGCCGCTCGCCGGGCGGCAGGTCATAGACGGCGCGGTCCTGACGCACGGCGTCAATGCTGCGCAGGTCGGAATCGGCGATGGACACGAGGCGCATTTCCGTCAGGCGGCCATCGTGATCGAGCAGGATCACGTCCGCCGGATCCAGTGCCAGACGCGACGGCGGCAGACGGAACGCCGCAGTTTCGCGGCCAACCCAGGCCTCCATGAGGGCGCGGCGGCAGCGGCGCTCGGCCGCCTCGGGCGGCACCGCTATCGGGAAGGCCTCGGACGCGATGCGCGCGGTGTCCACCGTGATGCGCCGGGCCTCGACCTGAGCCGCGTCGTAATCCTCGTCGGCGCGGGCAACCTGCCACTTCAGGGCCTGGGGCAGTTCGGTTTCCTGCGCGCGGGTCAGCTCCATCCCATCGCCCGATCCTGACGATGGCGCGACCATGCCGTCGGGGGTGATGGTCACGCTGGCGATCCGGCCGCGCATCAGGAACCGGATGCGGCCTTCGCTTTCCACCGCATCGAACCCGAAATGCCGCGCCAGGGTGCCGAGCGAGGCGCGCGGCGCTTCCAGTGCCGAAATCACATAGCCTTCGACCGCGCCCCATAACTCGGAGACGTCGATTTGTTCCTCGGGAAGCCCGGCGCGCAGGCAGAGCTGGCGCACCAATGCCGCCAGCGACACAGCCCCCAGCCGCCCGGTGAGCCAGTGCCCGAGCCGCCAGTTCGGGCCATCGCTCCAGATGTCGGTCAGTTCGGGAAAGAACGGATAGGGCCGGGCATCCCAGGTCCAGGCGGCGCAGTCGGGCAGATGCACCATCGGCGCGCCATAGGCGGAAGACACCGGATTGTTCGCGGCCGCGCCCCACCAGAGATAGCTGGCCTCCAGATACGCCCGCTGGATCGCATCATCCCGCCAGCCGCGCGAGAAGTAGGGCACCTGGCTTTCCGAGGACTTCGGGTCGAAGAACACATTCGGCTGGTTGGTACCGCGATCAATCGCCGGGCAGCCCAGTTCGGTGAACCAGACGGGCTTGGATTGCGGCACCCACGCTGTGGGCGTCGCGACCTCCACCCCACCGGGGCGGTTAAAGTGTTGCTCCGACCACCACGCACGCAGATCCTTGAAGCGGAACACCCATGGTTTTGGCGGAAACATCTTCTGGCGCAGCCATTCACCAAGAGCACCGAAATCATCAAAGGCGTCGGTCTCAACCTCGATATAACCGTAGACACGGTAAGAGCCGGGATTGATCGTGGCATATTTCCCGAAGGTCGCCCGAGGAACATTGAGTCCGGTGACATCGCTGTTGTTCTGCGACGCAATCACGCGGAAGCGCCGATAGATGGCAGCATGCAGGGCGTTGCGCTGGTCTGGGACAAGCACACCATCGACAGTGATATCTCCGCCCAACACGTTGACCGGCCCCGCGTTGCTTGGGTGCGAAAGGCCAACGTAAAAACCCAGCGTGCCTTCAAAAGAGCGCAGGGTGTGCCAGGTCAGGGCATTCGTGTAACCGGCCATGGCGATTGAGACCGATGACGAGTAGACGCCGGTCATGTCGAAGTAGAGGAAGCGGTCAATGGTGAAATCGAGAAAGGGTGCGGCGTTCTCCTGCCCAAGAACGGGCCTGTGCACAAGGTCGGGTTGGATGGCGTGATGACCATTGCCGCTCTTGTCATCAATACGCGCAACAAGCTGGCCGATGGTGGTCACAGGGATCGTGCCCTCAATGTCCTGCCATAGCGTCGCACGGTCGGACGGATCAAACCAGGCACCCTGACGGCCAGAGATGAATTCTAGCGCCGGATCGAAGGTCGAAGGCACTGCCCCGTCAGTGATCGGCGTGCGTATCTGCACAGCGCGGTCAGGGTCGCTGGCATAGAACCACTCGAACCCCTCTCCCCCCGCGATGTTGCTATGCAGGTAGGCGCGGTCGTAGATCTCGGGCCAGCCTTGCACGGCATCGGCATGGTCAAACCCGTCGCGCCAGTCCGAGAGCGGCATGTAGTTATCAATGCCGATGAAGGTGATGCCGGGATCCGCCCAGAGCGGATCGAGATGGAAGAACACATCGCCTGATCCATCGCTGGGCTGATGCCCGAAGTATTCCGACCAGTCGGCGGCATAGCTGATCGCGGTGCTTGCGCCGAGGATTGAGTCAACATCAGCAGCAAGGGATTTGAACGCGGTGACGGCGGGATAGGTCGCGGCCCCGCTCCGGATCGTGGTGAGCCCGGGCATCTCCGAGCCGATCAGAAAGGCGTCGACCCCGCCCGCCACGGCGCAGAGATGCGCGTAATGCAACACCATCCGGCGCAGGCCCCAGTCGTCCAGAGGTCCGGCCCAGCTGACAGCATCCCCAGACAGGCTGAAACTGGCAGGCGTCGCGCCCCCAAAGAAGGCCGTGACCTGTGCGGCGGCTGCAGCGGTTTTGTCGACGCTCCCGGCAAAACCCGCTGCAGGCGAAGCGGTGATCCGCCCCCGCCAGGGAAAAGCTGGCTGGCCCGTCACCGCTTCATTGTCGGAATACGGGTCGGGCAGGCTGTTGCCGGGGGGCACATCCATCAGGATGAAGGGATAGAAGGTCACCCGCAGCCCGCGCGCCTTGATCTCCCGGATCGCCTGAACCACCGCGAAATCCGCCGGTGTGCCGCCAAAGACCGGGCGGTCGTCGCTGTCGCGGCTGACGAGATGCGCAGCCGCCCGCGCCACGCCATTCACCGACCAGGCGACGGGCGTTGTGATCTTGACGGGCAGTTCCACACCGGGCCGGATCCTGCACTGCCCGGCCCGCAGGTCATCGCCGAACCAGGCCACCACGAGGCTGACGCTCTCGATGCCCGGGACCGAGGCCTGCAGCCGGTCGAGCGCCACGACGATATCGGAGGTGTCGGAAATCGCGTTCAGGTTCTCGGCGCGGGTGGCCCCGCCCGGACCGGAGAGCCGCCGGATTGGCTGCGTGGCATAGATGAACTCGCCCGAGGCCGGGATCATCGTGACGGCCCGCACCAGTCCTTCGGCGGTGTCGGGATCGTCCAATGGGCGAAACACCTCGAAGGAGAGCTGCGGCAGGCGGTTGCCGAAGGCGGAGAGGGCGAGTTCTTCGAAGACCACATAGGCGGTGCCGCGAAAGCCGGGCGTTTGGCCTGCCCCCATCCTGGCGGCAATGAACGGATCGGGCTCCTGCGCCTCGTCACCCGGATACCAGCGCCAGGTGACGCCCGAGAGATCCATCGGCTTGCCATCGGCCCAGATGCGCCCCACGCCGGTCACTTCGCCCTCCGAGAGCGCCACGGCGAAGGAGGCAAAGTAGAGAAACTCCGTGGTGGTGACCTTGGGCCCGCCGCCCTTGCCGCCGCCCTGACGGCTGGTCTTTGTCTCCTCGCGGAAATCCGTGGCCCAGATGATATTGCCGCCGATGCGCATCCGCCCGAAGAGGCGCGGGATCACCGCGCCTTCGGTCGAGGAGGTGATGCGCAGGCTGTCGAGGCGCTGGCCTTCGATCCGCTGGGCGGGGGCCAGCGACGAGACGATCCAGGTGTCGACCACCGACCCGATGGAGGAGCCGACAAAACCGCCGATGGTGGCGGCGGACAGCCCAAGGATGCTGCCGCCGATCGAGCCGCCAATGGCGGTGCCGACGGCACCGAGGACAAGGGTTGCCATGATGAAACACTCAGATGTTGCTGGAGCGCGGGAAAAGGAAGGCGAAGGCGATGCGCCGCCGCCAGCCGGGGGTGAGCGGTTGCTCGATCACGCCAAGGTGCTCATAGGCGTGGATGAAGCTTTGCGGGCCGGTGAGGATCCCGACATGCTTGGCGATGGCGCGGGGTGCCATGCGAAAGAGCACCAGCGCGCCGGGCGGTGCATCGGCGGGTGCTGTTTCCATCATCATGCGGCGCGCCCCCTCGGCCAGCACTTCACGCGGGCCCATCTCGCCCCAGTCCCGGCTGTAGGGCGGGATCGGGAAGGGCTCGTCGCCCACCACCTCGCGCCAGACGCCGCGCGCAAGGCCGAGGCAATCGCAACCGACACCCCGCAGGCTGGCCTGATCGTGATAGGGCGTGCCGCGCCAGCGGCGGGCGGTGGCAATGACAAGGGCAGGATCGGCGGTCATCACAGAACGCCTCCGTCATGGCTGCCATCTTGCGACGCATATCTGAGGACCGCGTCTTGCCCCGGGATATGTGGGAAGCCCCGGAAGTTGGGGGTGTTGGCGAACTTGCCCGTGCAGGTGGCGATGCGCTTGTCGCAGCCTGCGCGCGCGATGAAACTGTCGCCCTCAGCGATGGCGCGGACCGGCGCTTCCAGCAGGGTCAGTGTCGCGTTGCTCCCCTCCAGCTCATGCGCCAGCACCTCGGTGATGCGCCCGGCATTCGCCCCGCTGGTCCATGTGAGGGTCCCGGCGGCAAACCACCCGGCCTCAAACCCTGCGAGCCCCGAGGCCCGGAAGGCGCGGTCGCGCAGCAGGTCGGTCACCACGCCT